CATTAGCATCAAGCGAAGCAACACCATTAGCAATACCTTTATCCGTTAATTTAACTTGTGCATCATTGGTAACATTTCCAAGTCCAACTTGAGCAGGTGTATGTGTATGTGCAAAGTCAGTTATATCTGCTTTAACATGTGTGTGGTCAGTTGGATTAAATTCTGTAGGTTTGTTAAGGATGTCATTCCAGGAAACAGAACTTGTTCCGCCTTCGCCAGCGCCACCAATACCTACCCACTGCTCGCTGTCTCCATCATCATAGTAAATAAATAAGTCTAAGGAAGTATCATCAAACCAGAAATCTCCAACTTTAGCAGTTTGTGGTTCAGTAGAAGAAACCGTAACATTAGCACCTAACGCTTGAATTGCTTGTGCAACTCTTAAAGGTGTCATATACTTTTCATTTGCTGTGCCTGCCTCAGCTTCAGCTTGACTTGCTACACTATAGTTAAGGACATTACCAAGATTAACTTGGGTAGCTGTAACTTGGTGTGGGTTCGTAAAGTCAGTAACATGGGCTACATTTGCTTTGCCATCAAGTAAGTCATCAACTTGTTGTTGTGTATATTTGTCTAAATCCGTAATATCTGCTTCGAGGTGTGTATGTTGGACGTTTGCTTTAAGGTCTAAAGCGTCATTAACTTCTTGTTGTGTATATTTGTCTAAATCCGTAATATCTGCTTCTACATGGCTATGAGTTTTGAAAGCAAAAACGTCATCACTTTCAGTTTTAGTATAGTATGGAGACAGGTCGACAATAGCTTGACCCATAAATTGCCAGTTAGTGCCGTCATAATACCATTCGCCATTATCTAAGTCTCTAAGGACATCACCAAGTTCAGGTGCTCTAGACAGTAGGGTTTGGATTCTAGTTGTCAGTAATGTTTTATCTGCATCTACTGCAGCTGTTGTATGCTCTACAATACCTCTGAAAACATATGCACCAGCGACAGCATCAATACGACCACTAAGGTTATTAAGCTCAGTCTGCAAATCCGTAACATCGTTGATGACATGTGTATGTATTGCTTCAGCTTTACCATCAAGTAGGTCATCAGTTTGTGTTGTAGTATATGCTCCAACTTGTGCTGCGGTTGTTTGATGAGGATTATCTGTGTCTGCAATATGGTCATCAAGATTAGCATCTATTTCATCTAAAGCATCTTGAACATTTTCTGCAGTAAGACCACTAACAGTATTATCATAGAAAAGGCGTTCAGCTTGTAATGTTACTGCAATAGGGACATTAAGTAAAACACGAACAGGTTCACCACCACCAAACTTAAATTCAAATGTTCCATTAGCACTACCGACTTTAACGCCATAAAACTTAAATACAAGTCTATCTGTTGCAGTAAAGACTCCGTTGTCTAATAATGCGTTTGCACTAAACTCTTCATAAATAACGCTACTTACTTTTTGTGTAGGGTCACTTGTCCCAAGCAATACTTCATTATCTTGGTCATCTCGTTTATAAATCTCAAAGTAAAATCTTGCGGTGACATCAGGGTTTGCTTGACTTTTTTTAATTTGACCGACCACAGGGACATTGATAACCCCAGGATTTCCTACGAATAAGTTTGCTTCTGATACTAACTCAGCAACTAAAACATTTGAACCATCAATCGTCGGTGTGGTGAAATCAACTGCTGTGCTATCGTAATCAGGGTCATCAGGTGATGTGACTAACTTGGTATATCCTGATATATCACTTGGTTCAGTTGTTGGATAAAGAATAATATTTGAAGCAAGTACACCTACATCAACTTTACCTGCAAGTAAAGAATCAACTTCGCCTTGACTATACTTATCTAAATCTGTAATATCTGCTTCAAGATGTGTATGTTGGACATCTGCTTTAAGGTCTAAAGCATCATCAACCTCTTGCTGTGTATATTTATCAAGGTCTGTGATGTCAACTTCAAGATGTGTATGTTGGACATTCGCTTTAAGGTCTAAAGCATCATCAACTTCTTGCTGTGTGTACTTGTCAAGGTCTGTAATGTCAACTTCAAGATGCGTATGTGCAAAGTCTGTAATATCCGCTTTAACATGTGTATGTGCTGAAGGGTTAAATTCAGTTGGTACATTTGTTAAGTTAGCATAGTCAATGCTTACATTTTCCCAATCAGCATCTGCTAAGATAACCCAGTCAGTACCATCATAAATGTAAGAGTCGCCTGTATCAGTTTCATAAAGCTTATCACCCGCTAAAACATTTTGTGTAGGTTTAGCATCGCCTGATGTCTGTACAAATGTTTGGCTTTTTGCGCCATCTGGTAATTTGCTAAAAAGTATTTTATCATTGGCATCAAGATATGTTTCTTTAGCCATAAACTTGGTATCAGCTTGTCCTGTGCTATATGCACCAGTTTGTGCAGCAGTTACACTATGTGGATTTGTAGTATCATTGACATGGCTTAAAGGTGCTTTAGCATTAAGTAGACTATCTGTTTGTCCAGTACTATATGCACCAACCTGTGCAGCTGTTGTTTGATGTGGGTTAGCTGTATCGTTGACATGCGTATTTAAAGCCGTTGTATCTGCTTTAGCAGCTAGTAAGCTATCGACTTCACCTTTTAAGTAAAAGTTGTCTGGATTCAATGACAGGAAGTCTAAGAATGTTTGCTCTACATATGCAAGGAAGTCTGCAAGATTAGATGCACCACCATCAGCATAGGCTGCAAAATCAGTTTGCTGAATAACATCTGTATCTACGCCTAAGTTAAAGGTAGTTGCTCTAATCGTAATATCATTATCTGCATTAGAGCCATCTGTCTCTAGCTTTCCTAACTCTAAGTCTTCAATATCATCTAAAGCACTTAGAAAAGCATTTAAGTCTGCTTTTTGATTTAGCTCAGAAAGTATAAATTCAGTGTTTTCTGGCTTATGGCTTGGAACATCTGTTTCAAAGCTTCCTTGAACAACATAGTCAATGACTGCAAACTGTAGTCTTTCTAAACCTAATGCAAGCTTTTCTTCTGAGTCATTCCATGTTGTGCCATCGAATACCCAATCTGAATCTGTATCAATGATACGGACAAAGTCATCTTCTTCAGCTTCTGGGAATGCATTAAACAGTCCTGTTCTAATAACACCGTCAGATTCTGTGTTATACTGTTTAATCCCTAAGTATTTTTCATCTTCAATTTTATATGCTTCAAGCTGAAAGCCTATCTTTAAGTCTTGACCTACAAATGCTTGACTTAAAACTATAGAAGGGATTAACTGCTCATAGACATTGTAGGGGACGCCATCAACTGTTTCCTGACCTCTTGGCTGCATGTATAGACGTTCAGGTAGTAATACTTTCTTTTCGCCACCAACTAATGCATATTTTCCAAACTTACCTAAAATGGTATAGCCACTTAGAGGAACATATACTTTTAAAGTATTTTGAGATTCAGCATAGGCAAATATGGGATTATTTGTTTGACTTTTAATTGAACCATTTTCATTAAAGATTATGGTATTTAGATTCTTCATTTAATCACTCCTTATGTTGCATCTATCGCTGTTACTGAGCCAAGTTCGGCAATACCAACTTCAGTTGGAACAGTAAAGCGTAGTGCTTCTCCAGCAAAGTTAAATGGTGTACCATCTAAAATTGCAATACGTGGGTTATAGACAGACCATTCTTGCGTACTAGGATTTAATACTTCTAGTTCAAATTCAAAGCGTACAAGCCACCATAACAGTGTAGAGTTACCAAGCTCAGTAAATGAGTTAACATCGTTTAATGTAAAACCATTAAATGTAGGTCTTTCTAGTCTTAGGTTAACTGCAAATGAATCTTTGTTTATTAGTGTAGCTGATGCAAAGTGTAGTTCTGCTGCATCTGGTGCATCAATAATACGTAAGGCTTTTTCGTTGCTGCCAGGAACATATTCATTACCTAAAGCAGCTTCAGCAATTGGTCTTACATTTAGTCTTAGGTTGTCATACTGTGCTACTCTTTGAAAGAATTCATTAGTATCTTCAGCTAAGATTGTCGATAAGTCAAACACACGAGTCATGTATGTAGTAACTCTGTCATGACCAACACTAGGTTGTGGTGCAATAGGTGTATCATAGTCTGATGTAGAAGGCTCAAATGGGCTTCTGAATCCACCCCAAATTTCAGGAAAGAAGCTATGACCACCTGGAGGAGCATCAGGTGTAGGTGGTGATTCCCAATATGATGGTGTGATAACTTCTCCAGCTACTCCTGTTGGAGGAAACCAAAGACTTCTACTACCATCTCTTTCTAAATATCTTAAGTTTTGACTAGCTGCAAAGTTGACAGGATAAAGATAGACAAAGCGTAAGCCTTCTTCTACAGATAAGTAGATGTCACCTTCATCAAAATCTTCATCTTGAATTAAAGCTGGTGCTTCAATCTTATAGCCATAGAATAGACGACCATTTGTAACTGTTTGCGGGTCAACGTCAAAGGTTACAGTTTGTGTTTGTGAACCGTTGTGGACAAAGGTTACGGTTTGCACTTGACCTTCATATGGTGTATTAGGAAAGTCTGCTTGTTCGTTATAAAGACCAACACGAACATCAACTTCACTTGGTGCTTGTGCAAAGTTTCCGGGTGCTAGTAGTACTTGTTCATTTACTACTGTAATATCTACTTTCATTATTTATCATCTCCAGATAATTTAATAGCTTTAACTTTTTTTGAATCTTTAACTTTAATATCTTTTGGTATTAGGATTTTTTCTTTTCCTATCTCAACTACGTAGAAATTTTGGATTTTCTTCATCTACTCACCTTCAATCTCCTTAAAATAATTTAAGAGTTCTTTTTCTTTTATGAGTTCGAAATCTTGGAGCGTATAGTCGTCATCAGGTAAGATGACGACCATTTCTCCATATAGTTTAAGGTTTTTGTCTTTATGGACATAGACCTTATCTTTAGGTGCCCAATGTATTTCATATTCTGTTGACATTAAAAGCCTCCAGGAATGTATCTTACTTCAATGTCTGTGGGACCATTGACGTTAGATAAAGTTGTTGTTGTGTTTGTGCTAATGCTTTGCTGTGTAGTTATGTTAAACCACTCTACAAAGTCATAGGTGATTCCTCCTACAAAAACAGTTAAAGGTGCATTTAAGGCTAAACTAATTGTGCCTTCATCTTGTCTAACTTCTTGCAGGGTTGTAGTAAGTGTAAATGACTGACCATCAATAGTAACGCCTACAGGTGTAACTCCAGCAGAGCGTGCTCTGACAATGTATTCAGTCTTAAAGTCTATTTCAGATACTTCAGATAAAGTTTTGCCTGTTGCTTCTGCTGTGGCATATAGAGTAAACTCTGTGTTTTGCTGAAGGTTTGAAATAATTTGTGTATTAGATTGACCACCTGGAATTGTTACTGTAAACTCTTGTGGGTCGTCATTGTCTAATTCATACTTAATTGTAGCTTCTGCTGTGTCTTCATTTTTAATTGAGACAACCAATTGTGTAGCAGATAAGCCAGTTATAGTAAAGCTTGGGGCTTCTGTTTGAGGTGGTGGTGTGGCTGCAGTTGTAACTTGTTGGAAATCTGTCCAAGCTGATACTTCAAAGTTTCCATCACCTATTGCTCTACCTCTCACAACATAGTCAGCTCCTTCGTCTAAGTTTGTTACTGTATAGTTTTCAGGTCCTGCAGTAAAGCCCTCATCGTCTAGCCCTTGTGAAGCTACTAGCTCTGCTGCTAAATCTGCTGTCCTTACTTCCCATGCAAATTTAACATTTGAAGTAGTCTCGTTGTTTGTCAATGTAAAGCTTATTTCACCTGGGTTGTCACTAGTAAGGTTTGACAGTGTAGGTGTGGCTGTAACGACAGGTGGTATCAATGTATCACCTTCTGCACTTATTTCTTGGCTGTTTAGCAAGTCACTTAGTGTGTCAAAGGCTTCAACAAACACTTTATATGTAGAATCACTAGCTAAGTTAGTTGCAGATACACTGTAGTCTTGTCCTGGCACTGCTCCTTGAACTTGACCAGATGCTCTTTGTGTAGTAGCTGGCAATGGTCCTTCAATACGCCAGTTCATATCGACAAAGCCTGAATTTCTAGTTTCATTGTTTTTAATGTTAAATGTTACACTTGTCAATGTAGCATCATCAAATGCTGCACTTGGGCTAGCAACGCTTGACTGTGTCCAGTTAGCTGTTCTTGTTGTATTACCTGTAGTAACAATTTCAGCTGATGGTGTCCAGTTTACGAAGTCGAAGTAATTTCTAGTTGGTGTCTGTAATGATATTGGTAAATCTTCAACCGTAAATGTTGCTGGGTTGTTAGCATTGTTTGTGCCACTATTCATGACATAAGTAATGTTATAAGTAATTACTTGCCATTTAGCTGTAAAGTTAGTATCCTGTGTAATAGTGTAAGGGAAGGTCACAAGTGGTTGTGGTAACGGTTCATTATCATCTACCCAACCTAAGAATGTGTAGCCTGTCTTAGTCACTGTTTCAGGTTCTTGTACCGTTACTGCTCCAATACCTGTTTGGTCTTCAGGCGTTGGCGAACCATCATCAGTATCAAATGTAGCTGTCACAGTTGCTGGTTCAGTTGGTAATTGCTGCACTGTATAATATGTTGCATTTTCAGTTAGTGTAGGACTTGTTATATCAACTTGTGGCAGCGGTACAACTTGCTTAACTACATAATATATTGCATTTTCAGTTATACTTGGCTTAACTATATCTCTTTCAGTTGGTTGAAATCCCTGCTGAACGATATAGTATACCGCATTTTCAGTTATACTTGGCTTAACTATATCTCTTTCAGTTGGTTGAAATGCTTGCATTACTTCATAATATGGTGCAGCTTCAGTTAATGTAGGGTTGTCTATAGAAACAATTTCTACATATTCTGCATCTACCTGAATAGAAGGAGCGTCGACAAGCAGTGGGAATTCTTCAGACCAGCCTAAGAATACAAATCCTTGTCTTACTGGGTCAACTAAAGGTCTGTCAACTAGTGAACCTGCAGGTGCAATAATTGTTTCTGGAACAGGTATACCACCAAAGGTTTCAAATGTTATTTCTCCATCAACTAGATTATTTCTAAATCTAATAAAGTTAAAGTATAGTTTGAAGTTTTCTGGAGAATAGTTAAAAGCTACAAGTATGTTATCATTTTCATCAGTAATGCACCAGTAGTCAGTTGATGGTGGCTGCAAATCTAGGACAATGCTTTGCTCTTCTCTATCTAGGATTAAGTTATTGAAGAACTCTGTATCGCCATCTCTAATGACATGGTCAAATATGCTAAATGGTTTACTACTTTGATAAAACTTTAGCGTATCTATTGCTTGACCTGTTACTAATGGATGCAGCAACGTCCAGTTTTCATTAATAATAATATGGCTTGCATCATCTGTAACGGGCTGTACATGGTGTGTATGTGAATATCTAGCATTAGTATCTAGTTCTAATGGATAGTCGTTTATTTCAAATGTCTTTTTAAATGGGCTAGGTAATTGCAAATCTATAAGCGGATACATGTAATTGTCATTAACTGTTAAGTCTTGACCAATCTGTAATGTATAGTTTGGTAGGTAGCCGTCGTTATTTGTATATAGTATACCTGACTTTAATAATGCATCTAGCTGCCAAAAACGGTCAGCATCTTTAGCTTTAAGTGCATAACCTGCAAGTTGCGGATTTCTAAACTGGAAATGGAATGTCATAGCTCCACCATTACCAGATTTCATAACAGGCATATGGATACCAACATCTTGACCATATTCTTGGTCCCAGTCAATACCAAGCGGAATAAATGCTGCTTCTTGAACTTCTGATTCAAACTGTACATCATAGTCAAACATATTTAGTATAGCGTTGCGACCAAACTGTGTAGCAAATTCATCAGAATCTATTTTTTTAGATTTTGAAAGCTCTACATATGTTTTGGTTATGATGTTAGTGTTGACAGTCTTGCCTGTAATTGTAAATGGGCTTGGCTCTCGTGATACTGCATATTCTGCTTTTATATTGTTAAAGTTTTTAGATAGAATGAATAAGGCATCTATATGCTTTCTAAACAAAGTATAGTTAATCTCTGTTATAATGTACTCACCGAAGTAATCACCAAGTTTAGGAAAAGGTTCATCATATGCATAGATTTTTTTATACTGCAATTGCTCAGTTCCTAGCCTGTTGATAAGTCCAGATATAGATTGCTTATATCTACCTAGCTCAATGATACTATCTGCCTGGCTATTTAATACTTGTGTATTAGCGGTTCTAGTTACATCTTGTCTATCTATTTCAAAGTCTATATCTCGCTGTGGCACATATGTAATGTTGAAGCGAGCCTTTTTAATAACCTCACCTTCATCATTTGTTACTAAGTCTCTGTTATCAATTATACCATCACCATAGTCATGGAAACCAGGAGGGCTTAATTGGTAAAAGGTACCTTCGGGTGCGTTAATTGGTTCAAGTAGTGGTAGTTCAAACTGTAAATAACTATTAATTGCGTTTTGCAAATGGTTTAAGTTAGCTTGAAATCCAAAGAAAGTTTCAAAGTTTGGTGTAAAGAATCCAAATATACGGTTGCTATTAAAGCTATACAGGACAGTATTTCTTACTGATAGTTCTTCAGATACTGATTCATCACGACCAACTTCATCAAAAGTATCTTGTTCTTCTTTAGTAACGACGTATTTAGTAATATCTATATCTCTAATTCCGTACGGCTCTGCAAAATTACTTTCGAGATTAACTAAATGGATTGGTATGTCTTTAAGTATAACCCTTCTAAGCTGAAATATGTTACTGTCCAACTCTACAAATGCTGCACTATCCTGAAATACTTTTGTTTCAGTACGTGGTTTAACATAGCCAGGCTTACTTGGAAAGACAACCGGAACATTTTCATAAACTGCATTTTTAGCCTGTGCTAACATTCTACTACCAAAGTCTATGTTGTCAAACTCTTTGCTTAAACTTTGGAATTCGCTTAAATCTATAGCATTGTTACGCTCAGCATAACGTTCATATGTAATATACCATATAACTTCATTATCTACAATCTGCCACTCAACTCTTGGAATTGACTCAATCCTTCTAAATAAGTCTGTAACTATTTCAAGAAAGTTACGGCTCACATATTCTTTCTGTGGCAGTCTTGTTTGATAAACTGTATCTGTATCATCAAAATCGATTAGGACGTCATGGTAGGCTTCTAAATGCGTTTTATAGACATTTAGTATTTCACCTAAGTTTTCAGGTCTAAAGACACCTGGCTCAGCTGTTTCTAAAAGTCGAGAGAAGCTTCTATCTGATGGATAGATGGTCTTAAAGAAAGACTTAGGTTCAACTAATGTAATAGTATGTTCAAAGTAATCTGGTGCTAGTTTAAAAGGTTTTACAGACTCTATGACAAACTGAAACGATTCATTTTGACCATATTCAATTAATACTTTAGAATAAATGTCAAAGTTAGTTTCGCTATCTGTGTTAATGACAATGGTTGCACTGTTTTCTGTTTCTGAACGGCTAACATAAATTTGAGGTTCACGAACAATATTATATTCTTGCCCTTCTATAAAACACCTAATCATAGAAAGCTCCTGGCAAGTTCCTTGAAGAAATTCTAGCACCTCTTAGTCTATTGTCAAACACACGAGCTTGATTATTTCTTTCTCTTTGTCTTTCTCTAATTATTAAATCAGCTACACCTAATATAACAATTGGAACTGCTGCTGTACCCTTACTTGCATAAATAGCAGTACCTAAAGCAAGACCACGTAATGCATTGGATGTTCCTGAAATTAATCTTTCATTACCTGTTGTATCTGCTATATCTCTAGCAATACTACTTGCTAAGCTTCTACCAATAGCAACAACGGTACCCATTGAAGCAACATTTCGTGTCTGTAAAAATTGGTTTTCAAGTCTGCTTTTTAGTACTGAAATATTATTATTTGAAGCTGGTGCAAAAATAGGTTTATTTAAAGAATCAGCAGGGTTAATAGCATTAGTAATTATTTCTGTTCTATTTGTTTGCATGCTTAACCCTCTCTTTCAGAAAACCTAGCAGTTACCGATACTACAATACCCTTTTCAAAACTAGCTGCAGCTTGTGTTAAAATAACATTCTTAGTATAAGTTTTGTGTGGTAATGTCATAGTCATAACAAAAGTATTATCAATGTCTGTGTCATCACTTGCAAAAGCAAAGTCTAACAGCTTTCTATCGATTGCTGTATCTCTATAGTTTAATGTTACTTCAAATTCATTTTGTCTTGCAATAGGTAAGTTAAAGTTATTTCCAAATGTAGTCAGGTCTCTTTCAACTTGTACATCTGTTGCTGCTGATGGTGTAAAGCTTAAGAAGTCAATATCATCTGTTGTCATAGTTCCATCTATATCTGTGGTTAATTCTAAAGTGAGTTCATTACCAAAAGTACCGTCTACTAAGCGAGTCATTGCGATAGATACAGAAAATAGTCTATACCAACCTGCACCTCGTTTAAGAATTGGTACACCTTCTGGTCTTGGCTCAGTTACTTTTAGCGTGTATTTAAATCCTTCATGCGTAAATGTTTTACCATTTTTAGCTTTGGCAAAATCAAGTCAGAGCGTTGGTTTGCATCAACATAAGTGATTTCATCTGAGGTATTTTCTACAAATGGCACATATTCTAGCTTTTCAATTCTTAGCTCTTCTTCATTTACGTTATACAGAACAAAGTCATTGTTATGAGGATGAAAATAGAAAAAGATGTTTCCTTCGAATCGGACACCTTGTTCATTTTGATTTAATTCCTGTAGAACATAATTATAAAAGTTTACCATTTTTTCACCTCACATTATTTGTTAATCTTTGTGCTATTCCTAAAGTTACCATATCCTTTGTTCTAACTGACCTAACATTATATATACCAAGTGGTCTAAAAAAACTTGCAGTAGCTATAGCATCAACTGTTGCTTCACTAATAAATTTTTGGCTTTCTTCTAGTCGTGCTAAATATGGCATAGTGTTAAAGTTGTAACTTGTCTTTACTAAAGTTGGTGAAGTTATATAAGTTGTATGTGCAGATTGTCTTAATGTTTGTGTTTTTAGCGGAACATTATCTGTAACTATTCTTCTTTGCTCTAAGATGTCAATCATTACTTTAACACCAGTCTATATTCGTAGACAATGCTGCCTCTTCTTTTCATTCTTACAGGCTTTCTGGTGTAGGATAAGACTGTGGTAAGACGACCGCCATCTAGTATGATTTTGTCATTAATGTTGATGTCTATGTCTAGCTCTGTGTTAATGATGTTAGTAAAGTCATTAGTTGGGCTGACCATAACAAAGTCCATGTCTTGTTGTTCTTCTGCTTCATCATAAGTAAAGTGATATTCTGATGTGCCTTGCAATAGCACACCAGAACGTTGATTATAAGCGTTGGGCTTTCTCATTCTAGTGGCTCCTTGTTATGTCTAGTCCGTCTTCTAAGTAAGCTAGCGTTAGATAACTCTTCATGAACTGTCTCTGGCATGTGTGCACCTTGTTCTGCTAAGTATCTGTTTAAGTCTAGCTCAGAAACTAAAGCTCCCATAGTATATTCAATGACAGCTTCTTTAAATGCTTCAAGCTTATCTGCATTCTTTTCAAGCAAGTATCTGATTTCTTCCTGATGCTTTCCTTTATCTTCGCCTTTATAATAGCGGAACATATAGCGATAAATTTGGTGAGAGAAGTCTTTAAGCATTTTATCTGGGTCTTTTAATGCGTTAAACAAGTCCTGCTCTGTGACTGCACGATTGTTTAAAATGGCTTCTGGTGTAATGTAATATTCTTTTTTGCTTACATCATATTTAAGTTCTTCATTCATAAAGACACTCCTTATAATAGGCATATAGGGCAGCAGTTAAGCTACCCTACATCCTATAGTAATTTATCTGCTAAAATTATTCAGCAGGCGCAATGGTTTTAACACGGCAAGCTTCAGGACGAAGCAAGACATCTTGGTAAACCACACGACCTTGTAAAGCAGAAGCACCAATGTGGGCTCCATCTAAAAGGTCATTAATAGTAGGTTCTACCATCCACTCTTCTGCAGTAGCTGCAAATAAAGTAGAGAATACAATCCACTCAGTAACAGTACCAGCATCGTCGCCAGTCCAACCTTCAGAAAGGTTAGAAGAAACGACTACATTAACACCAGCAATACGGTTTACAACGCCCTCACGAGCAGCTTCAGAACCGATATTAGATGCAGTGTTAACATATTTTTGGTCACTTAAAAGTTTAGCTTCAGTTTCATCACTAATAGCGACAACTAAAGTTTCTTTAGGAATACCAAGCTTTTTGATGTCACGGATAGAAGCAACGATAGCTTCATAGACATCTTCAGCAGCAGTTTCAGTATCATCTGTTTCTGCAGTACCTTGATTGTTTAAAATAGTAATAGCATCAATTTCTTGCTTACGTCCCATAGAGAAGGCAGCAGATTCAAGACGCTGTGCAATTAAATTATCAGGAACAGCAGCAGCTTCGTAACCATCGATAAGTTCATTAACTGCTAAGTTTTGTGCAACGATGACATCTACATATTCAGTAGCTGAAGAACCTAAAGAAGCACCATCTGCAACATCATATGCTCCAACAGAAACTTCAGTGTCACGTTTAGCAAACTTAACTGCTCCTGCACGTGGGTCACCTACATAATCTGTGTTAAAGAAGCTACGAATAACGTTCTGCTTTCTTTTAAGAGCAATAATCTCTTGCGTATATCTTTCTACTAATTGGTGTGTTCCATTAGTTGGTAAAATTGGGTTAGCCATAAAATTTCATCTCCTTATGTATTATTTATTTCTAGGCTTATTCTGTATCTCTAAATAACTCTGGGTTTCTCTCTCTAAGGAGAGCTTTAGCTCCAGACAGCTGTTTTGCTTCAGCACTTCTAGTCTTAGTTCCAGTAGAAATAGGTTTGTCTTTTGCAATGAATCGTAACACTTTCTCAGGCTTTTCTTCTTTGTACCTGTTCCAGGCGGCAGCGAAATCTGTATTTTCGTCTACAAATTTGTCAACTGTATGTAAGAAATAATCTCTGTCTTCAGGGTCAACGATACCTTCTTGCAATAGAATGCGTTCTTTTGTTAGCATGTCTGCACTTTTAGCATACTCTTCTAACTTGGTACGAGTTTGCTCTACTTCCGTCTTAAAGGAAGAGATGACCTCGTCTTTTTCTAATAATGCTTTCTCAAGCTCTGACATACGCTCTGTTGGTTCACTTGTTCTTGCTTCAATATAACTAAGCAATGTCTTAGAATCTTCAACACCTTCAATTTCTAAGGATTTAAATGCATTCTTTTCTGCTTTGTCCACATTACGTGCAACAATAGCATTAATTTCATTATTGATTTCTTCTGTAACTCTAGAGAAGTCTACTTGACCTTCTTCTGTAGTATGTGCTTTGATTAACTCTTGAATATCTTTCATATTCTTATTTGCCTCCAGTTATTTGTTAAGGTGAGAGCCACCTTGCTTGCATTTGAGGATTATGCACAACCTTTAGGTTTCCCTATTTCTTTAATGACTTGCTAGGCAAAAGTCAAGTAAGTGATTCATATACTTCTTGCAACTTATCTTCCGGCATGTATCCGTTTTGGCTAAAGATAAGATTGTCTTCCGAATCATAAAAACGTATTAGGGGAACTGACCTTATATTTTCTTCTAGAAACAGGTCTGCTTGTTCCTCATAGTTTACGTATTGAACGTTTAGGTCTGTTCTATCCCTTAAATACTTTTTCATGGTTTGGCATGGTCCACATGTTGCAGATGTCCATAGCTCTATTCTTTTAGACATTCTTTTACTCCACTGTTTCTACAGTTTCAATAATTTCATTAGTTAGCTGTCTAGCTTCTTCTTCGGAAAGACCAAAGACATGTTCTATAACTTTATATCTTGGAATAAATCCTGCTTGTGCTAGTTCTAACAGTTTTCTGTAGAGCGTGTCGTCATCTTGGATAATGCTATCGTCAAACTTAACGTCAATGTCTAACTCGTCTAAATCCATAGGTTCAATATTTCCAACAGACATCTCAAGGAATAGAATAGCATGTGCAAGGTCTGACAATGCTTCAGCTAGGACTAACTCATGTTTAACCTTGTTTCGCCATGTTTGACTATTACCATTAATGACAGCAGCAGTGTTCTGGTAGACATCTCCTTGCTCAAAGTTATAATAGTCCTTGCCAAGACCCACAGAATTGCCTAGCCTTGAGATATCTTTTTGCAGGGACATTTCAAGTGGTTCTAGTCTAAACTGACCTTGATAAAATTCCATTAGCTTCTCTGAGTCTTGTGTTGGAATCCCCATAATAGCGTCATCATTTTCATCATAGTATTTAATAAAAGACATTTCGCCAGTTCGCTCATCATCTACTGCTTTAACTTTAAGCCACTCAGAGTTAAGCATAATGCGTGTCTTGTTCTGCACTACTTCTCTTTCTGTTGAGTTAAACTTGGTGTCAATAGACTTTAGCGTGTCAATGCTGTTTGCAAAGACAGAGATTCCAAGTGGGCTGTCTATATCAAAGTTATTAGTAATGTTTGGTTTAACATGAGCGAAGAATGGTCTAGGTGTATCATAAGTTACTATATACCTAGTGCGACCATCTTCATCAATCATAGACATAGCTTCAGCTTCTTCAGCAGTGAAAACTTTTGTCATATATTCCGGACTAGTTTTACCTAAACTATTTCTATCTTTAGAAACATAGACAAAATGTTCAATCTTATATGTATCTTTTTCAGCTGTATGGTAAGTTAGGTGTGTGCAGTACTCTGTAGTCTTGCCAACGTCTTGGAAAGCGTCAACTGTCACTAAACCAGTTACACGACCATTATCAGAGCTAATGACCATAGCATTAGTCAGTGTAATAAAGTCTAGCCTAGTTTCACCTTCTGCAAGATAAGCAATGATAAATCCATTACCGAGAGCGAAAGTTTTCTCTAACAGGTTAGTAAAGGCAACATCAAAGTTATTCATTTTTAAGACATCGTCTAGCCTGTTTTGCAGAATAGGGTCACTTACTTTAATATGGCAATTGTTATTCCAAAGAAGACCAGTCCAATCTTCTGATACCTTCTTAGCCATGTTTAAAGATAGCATTTCATATTGTCTAGTTGACCCATTTACGTATCTTCTAAAGAAATGAAAATCATTGACAGAAGAGCGGTACCATTGTAACCACTTCTGCTCCTGCACCCAATGTTCACCTACGATAGGGTTAAAGCCACGTCTTTTACTTTCTTTAGCTACTTGTTCTATGTATTTAGGTACCTTCATTTATTCAACTCCTTAAAGTTATTCATCGAGACCATAACCTTTGGCTCGTAGTATTGCATTTTCTATCTTAGGGATTTCAGCGAGCCAAGCATATTCAAAGCTGTCTAAGCTGTCTACGTTTGTCTGACCGTCATCTCTACGGTTATCGTTCTTATCTCTTTCTGCATCAATGATAGCGTCAATGAGTTCAGGACAATCTTTACTAATGTATAGGTAGTCAGCACCAAGCATAAGGTTGGTAATGCCTATACGCTCTTCTATTGCATCTGAATACTTTCTTGTCTTCATAGTTTTATCTGTTGTCTTAACGTTAAAGTAGCCAGCTTGTCTTCTTATCTTTTCTTTCTTTAGAAATGACCAGAAGTGTTTAGCTGCAGAATCTACATAAACGTCGAAGTACTTGCCATAGTCAGACCACAGCTCTGAAGCAAAGTTGAAGAAAGCGTCAATATAGTCGTCAATCGTCTTTTCGTCTTCAGAGACATTATTCTTATGATAGTAAGTCTTTACGACATGCATAGCTTCTCTGTTGTGTGTGTAGGCTATAGCTGTGAATACTGTAGCATCAGTTTCACCATAGTCTACACCAACTGACAACTTTATATACTCTTTGCCTGTCACATCTATTGTATGTTTATCTAGGTTAAACTTTTTATAGATGGAGCCACCAAGATTAGAAGGCTCTCCTAAGTATATGTTTTTGTATTGCTCATAGTCTATCTTTTGCATTGTCTCTATTTCTTTAAGTGTTATAGGACCAAGGAACTTGTTCTGCTGACCTTTTGGCAGGTCGTTATAGTTAACCTTCTTAATGAAAGTATCACCATCAGTAGCAGCTCGCTTTGACATCTTTTCAAGCCAGGAATAAACCCAGTGATTCTTTTTTGCAGGTGGGTTAAACTCATATAGGATGACAAAGTAATCTTTGTTTCCCCTGATATAGTTAGATATAACTTGTTGCAGCTCTTCTTCACTATTATATTCTGTGATTTCGAATAGCCAAAGTATCTTAATGTCATTACTAGCTTTAAATGGTCTTTGACCCTTAGTAGCCTCTAGCTCATTAATTCCGACAAAGTGTACGTGATTCCCTTGCAATGTGTTAATGTAGATAGAGCCAGTTGAACCTCTAGGATAGTCACGACCAGCTTTAAGATGCCAAGAGAGTCGTTCAAAGCCAACTTTAAGTCCGGCAAAGGTAGAAGTTCTATGTGAAGCGTAAGACTTTCTAACAGCCACTGCTTCAGCATTAGGGTCGTTCAGTAACAGCCACGCTATCTTTAACTCATGATAGGATGATTTACCTGAGGCACGACCACCGTAGACAATCTGGTGCGTCGTCTTTTTATCCTTAAAGTGTGTGTGAAATGGTTGACCTATAATTTCAGATAAAGGTATTTTATTCTGATTAGACATTTTAATCCTCTTTTAAATCATCGACTATGACAGGTGGGACATCCATGTTATACTGTTCTATCTCTTGCTTATCTGTCTGACCTAAGTATTGCTTACCTAACCAAATCAGTAGAGAAGCATTACCTTTTTCTGCTGACTTCCACTGCAGTCTTCTTAGCTTTGGCTTTGCTGTAGCTTCATGTAATGTTTTAACATACTCGCCAAAGGAAAGACCGTAAAGCTTTTTAGAATGGTTGTCATACGTGTTATAGTGAGTTTCTGAATCGTGATGATTGTTAATGAAAGCGACAATTTCACCTGGCGTACAGTGTATCTCTGCTAGCTCTTTAACTAGCTTCCAGTCTATTTCAGCTTTTGGTCTTCCATAGCTTGTCTTTTTAACTGCTGTCTTTCTTTTAGCTGCTGCCATAAAGACCTCCTTCTAATCTGACAACTTGTATTATAATGTGAAGTTGTCAGATTTTATTTATTCTTCATAAATACTATTACCTTTATTTTTAGTTTCAACAGTGTTTAACATTTCTCTATGTCTGATGATACTTAAAGCTTTTTCTAGAACTTCTTCTTCTGGTCCATTAGCATCTATTACTTGATAGTCTATACCATGTATAAGGCATTGTGCTTTTAGCTTATCTATATAATCACTGTTTAACTTTCTAAAGTATTCTAGATTCTTTTCTAAGTTATCTACTTCTTGTCTTCTACCACGCTTCTCTATTCTTTTGATAAAGGTTGTCCAGTTTATACTAAGTATAAGATAAAGGTCAACTTTTTTTACATCATTGATATAGTTATAGAATAAAGAGTTGTAGAAGTTTCTAACTGTCTTATCTTTTATATTGTTCTGTGCAAATAGCCAATGCTCTATCATATGCCTATCTATAATGATGTCATTATCTTCTTTAGCTAGGGCTGACCAATGTTTATGCAGGAAGTAGACTTGCAATAACATCTCTACATCTTCTAGACCATCGTATAGCCAAGATAGAAGTGTGTCAAAGACTGGGTCATCATTGGCAAACTCAGATAGAGCTTTTGTCTTCAACTCTTCTGACAACTTTTGCACTAGCGTAGACTTGCCAGAAGCAATTGGACCACCTATAGCTATTCTCATTTGAACACCTTGCTTAACTTTTCTTCTAGCTCTATCTCTACTTCTATAAGTGAAATAAACAACTCTTCCCTTGTCTTAGCTAGCTTATTGTCTAATTCTGCTTCTGTCTTCTTTATCTTTGCATTTATAACTAGAAGTAAAGTTAAAGCTGGTCCTATTGCTAGCACTATATAGAAAGTCATTTTTTATTCTCCTTGTCCAACAGACTTTTAAGTAACTCTCTATCTTCTTCTCTTTCTTTTAGTCTTTGCTGTTCCTGTTTATATCCTACACCAGAACCAATAGCAAAGGCTATGACCATAATGACTATAAATGTTGCTGTTGCTGTAAAAGACATGTCTTACTCTCCTTTATCTTTTGTTTTCAATATTTGTAATTCTTTGTAATAGGTTGTCCAATTCTTCCTGTGCTTGCCTAACTTCTCTTTTCTCTTGTCTATCCCAGTAAATTAATAAAAAGATACCGTAGCCAAATACACCAATTGGTAATAAAAATCCTAACATAATTTAATTCTCCTTTGTTTTTATTTTAACTTATTATAACTTATATCTTTACTCAGCTTTACCTTTTTGCTTAAAGAATTCAATCTCTTTTAGTCTAGCAACTGCAGCTTCTTTTGTTGTGTAAGTCCTAGATAACTTTTTATTACCTGTCTTACCATAGACAGCATAGCCGCCTTTAACTTTTTTTACCATTGTCTACTTTCAACTCCTTTTCCAATCTAGCAATCTTTACATGGACATTCTGTTCTTTGTCAAAGTGAACATAAAGTAATGATTTTTTAGGTATGTTTAGGTTTTTTCTTTTCAAAGAGTTATAAATAGTACTGAAATCTGATGAATCAAAGATACCTAAAGTCTTTACTTCTTTTACTACTTTTCCAGAAAGCGGAATGTCAAGACCTAAAATTGCAGAATCACTAAGTCTTATTGCTACCCAATTCAAATTCTGGGCTATTGCCAACGCTTCAAATAGTTGGTCTTTACTAATTTTCATATTTTACCTTTCTTTTCACTGTGTTGACTTAAAATGGTTCTTTTTTTAGTATATATGTCAAAGCCACTTTTGACCACCTATACGACCTAAGCTAGTGTTTATTTTAACAGCGTCGACGAAGGTCATATCTAAAACTTTGTAGTTTGGCAGTTTAAGAACTACCCCAGTGAGTGGGCTTGGTGCTGAGATAAGGAATCCTATGTTGTTCTTTTTGTCAGTTAGGACGCCAAGTGCTTTAAAGCCACCAAAATCTGCTTCTATAACAATTAACGCTTCATCTTTAATATCTGCTATGAAGGTTGTGCCAATCTCGTTACCGAAGTTATAGATATTTTTAAATACTGGAACTTTATTAAATATCTTTTCTTCTATCCAAAGTTTTAGCTTTGGGGCAAATGGAATGTGTGTAAAAATAAAGCCGAGCACTAAAATTGATAGGATGACGATTCCTAAAGCGATTAGAGTTGTCTGATATGACACCAGGCTTCCGAGAATCGATTCTAAGGCATTTTTAAAGGCTCCGTATATAAAGACCAGGATTTGTATCGAAAGTACGATAGGGAGGATTGTCGTCAATCCCACTTTAAAATATCTTTTCATTTAAATATATCTCCAAATATAATTTCCGGCATGTTTACCTTTTTTTAAGGCTACTCTGTTTATGCAAGCTCTACATATTTTAGTTTCTTCTGAAGCTTGCCTAATTGATTCAAACTTTGCTACAATTTCTAGATTCATATTTATCTGCATTACTGGTCTTAAAGTTTTGTTTGGCTTAGGTTGCCAGTCTTTGCTATAATCTTTAACATAGCACCAATAACAGCCAAAGACCATACGCTCTTTACCTGAAGCTACAGCACTGATATTCTTAGGTTCAAGACCTAAAGCTTTACCAGCACCTACGCATGAGTCAAACTTTGCTATGACCTTTAGTGTCTTTGGGTCAATTTGTAGAATTGGTTTTTTGTTGTTTTCGCTTGGTGTTTCTCTAGGATACATTAGGTTATATTCAGGCTTTAACATGTTATACCAATATTGCTCCCTTTCGAGCAGCAATTCTGGTTTACATTCTTCTAGAACTTCAAACCTGAAGTTTTCAAGACCATATTTTCTAATAGAGCGGTATAATAAGTAGTGGCGTTTGACATTCTCACTAAACGCACTAGCTTTGTGGCTTTTAAAACGATTATATATGTTTTTAGACTGGCCAACGTACATCTTACCGTTTATCATATTAGTAATTAGGTAGATTCCCGAAAACTTCAAGTCATCATTCTCCTCCATATGGTAGCCGATTTTTCCTTAGGTCAATGTTTATTTGTATCTTCAAGTAGAAGACGACCTCTCTTTGCCTAAAGAAAAGTAACAAAAGAAATAATAATTAATAAATACATATAAAGGGAATATGTATTTTAAGAGAGGTAAATTTACTCTTAGATTATGACTATGATTATTTAGATGATTTATTAGGTTTAGGTTTAGGGTTTTTTCTGTCCGGAATACCGAGCTAACGTATTTAAAGCTGTCCACTTATGGCATAAGGCTTACCTAGTCTTTAAACTGAGCTTATGATTTATGACAGGACACTCGAGGCTGATGCAACAATTGACATCACCAATACGACAATCCTTCTTAGCCGCCAGATTGAAGGTCGTTTTTGCAAGTTTACAAGTTATGCCAGAGAATGCCTTGCTTAAACATTCTTATTACTAAAATTACTAACATTCTCTGGCTATTCAATTATCTTAACTAAATAAATGGTAAGGTGGAACTCCTAAGAAGTAGACAGAAATCAGATTATCTGTCAGCTCTTCTTGCACTACAAACTCGTGTGTTTGTGCATCAAATACCTTAAGCAGTCTTTCTTTGCACAGAACATGTATTTCTCTTCCCGTATCTTTATCAACTATATAGGTTGCAATTGGTGTAAAACCTTTATAGTCTAGTTCGCTTAGGTTTGAAATTCGTGCTGCAATTTTCATTTCTTCTTTCTCCTGTTCTTTAACTTTACTTGCCATAAGACATTAGCTTTTTAAAATCTACAAATGTATATCCGTAGACAGTTTTTCTTTTCATGTAAGGTGTGACAATGTCAAATACCTTTTTAGATAGAAGTTGTGGTGAGATGTGTGGTGCAACATTTTTATGAAGCCAACGTCCAGCATCAGTATGGGATTCAAAAATTTTAACTTCTTCTGTCTTAAGTTCAATCATAACCACACGTCTTTTCTTAGGTGAAGACTTGCTGATGTTTTCACTTGCATCTCTGTAGTTAAAGTTTCCAGTATTTTTGGTGTTGTAACCATTTTTGATGCTATCATAAAGATTGATGTACTTAACTTCTGCTGCATTTAGTTCTTCAGGTGTGGTGTAGACTTCATCATAGATAATGTGGTCGAAGTTATCCCAACCATACTCATCTATAGCTTTTCTGAAATCTCCTTTGTAGGCACTACCTTCTTTGCCCCATCTGTACTCAGGCTTTAGATTACTTGTAGCCCCAACATACGCTTTTCCGTTCTCAATGTTAATGTGAGCGTAAATGCGACCTTCAAACTTTTCTTCATTAAATCTTTTCATTTTAATTCTCCTTTAAATTTTTTGTTACACTATATATAGTGCACTTGTTTGTTAATTATAACTGATTTAACTAGACTTAATTAACTAAACTAACAAAACTAACAAAACTAACAAAACTAACGAAACAAAGTTGCTCTATACTATATAATATATGTTTCATCTGTGCTAAATCTCCAGTTTTTTGCCACTTTTTTGCCATTTTTAGGGGTCATTTAGACCATTTCTAGACCATTAGACCATTTTTAGACCAGTGCTATACCACATTATAGCACTTTTAACTGTGGAAAAAACTGACCTTACATAATATAATATATGTTTCGTGTGTGCGAAATCTCTAATTTTTTGCAATTCCTGTTAAAACAAAGACTTTTGCCCTTCTAAAAGATTAATATTATCTAGTCTAGGTGCTTTTAATTCTGCCTTTTCAATAGCTACAGCTTTCTCTTTCTCTGCCAAACGCTTATCTGTCTCAGAAATAATCCACTTTAGCTTCTCTACCTTTTCATCAATAATAGTGATGAAGTTTAAGGCAGCGTATCTACGTGTGTTTACATAGGCTGTGACAGCAGTTGTTGCCAAGGTTAGGGTCATAAGTGCTAAAAAGATAAAAAACTCCCTGTAGGACGATATTTGAGCAATGGCGGCACCCTGGAATCCCACGAAGAAGAAGGTTTTAATAAAGTTGGTAGCAGCTAACCTTTTTCTAGTCCGTTTCTGTGGTGTTATGCTGAATCTTTCTGCCTCGTTAAACTTAGCATCCTTTTCATCAAAGTCTGAAAGTTGCAATTGCTCTAGTTCAACTGGTCTGTACTTGATGTAGATGTCGTTTGGTGACAGTTTAGACAGCTTATACTTCATTTTCTTAAGTTTACGCTTTAGCTTGCCTAATACCCATTGATTTGCAAAAGTGAACCATTTCAACTTACGAGTAATTCTCGTATTTTCAATCATAGTCTCGAATCGTTTAATTTCTAGCTCATACTTCTGCTTTAGGTCATTGTACTTTGCTTTTCTTAAGTATTCGAACTTGTCTTTATTGTATTGTTGTAGTATTTCATAGCCTTCTGTATAGTTAATCTTAGCTGAAAGCTCTTTTTGTCTGCTTAATCTTTCTTGCAGTTCTTTGTTTGACTCCTCTTCGTCAAACATGCCACGCTCTGAAAACTCATTCGTTATAATTTTCACAGCGAAGAATGTACCAATTGCTCCAAGTGATACTGCAATACTAATCAAAGCTTGAGGGCTAAAACCTTCTATAAGACCATTTGAGACAACAGCGATACCATATGCAAATAGAAAAGCAATGACTGTCTTTGTGTCCCTAATGAAGTTTGAATCATTTAAAAGACGTTTTAAACTAAATTTTTGTTCATTGTTCATGTGTTTACCACCTATATGCTTTTATTTACTCCATATTTGCGTTCTAAGGCATTTTTATTTATATTTAGTGTTATACCTCAAGAAACCTTAAAAACGCAATACAGGGCATTATTTTAAAGATTTACGTAGTTCTAAAAATGTATTAAGACCTAGCACAGCTGCACCTGAAAGTTGCATAAACAGGATATGGTAGGTTGACTCTATGTAAATTGTTATGTTTGCTAAGAAATCTTCGACACTTTCTTCAACACCTGTACGTATGCTTGACAATAAAAGCATAATATAAAATGCTAAGATAATGCCAATTCCACCATAGAAAAGTAATGCCATATTGCTAAACGGATGCTTTGCTAAAGTGTTCATTACCTGTGAGTGGATAAAAATTATGACTACGGCTGAAAGAATGACAATCAGAATTAAAGGGACGAAGGGTATGCTACCACCTACAGTTACAACCTCTTCTTCACTTGGAACGCTAAACTTAAAGAAGAGGTAGGCAATAGGCATAAGACCAATTAAAAAGCCACCAAATACTTTAAGTAGATTATTCCGCATAGTGAGATAGCTGTTCCTGCAGTTTTACCAAAAGTTCTTTATACTTCTCAAACTGTGGCTTTTCCAATATCCCGCTCGTCAATTTGGTCTCAATGTCTAAGATTTGTTTCTCTAATTCTAATTGCTGGAAGTTAATGAACTCCGAAGCCTGTCCCATTATCTTTTGAAACTCTGGCTGCTTTTCTAACAGGTTTAGGAATTCAGCACGCTCAGGTGAATCATTAGAAAGTAATTCTTTCATTTTGTTGACAGTCATGCCCACGATTTTCTCGCCAAAGGCATTACCTTTAAGCATTGCTACTACTGTACGTGTTAGGAGCACCACAAAGACGGCACCACCACCAATAGCAATATTTGAAATGTAGCCAAACCACTCGTTTAATGTTTGAATAATTGTTTCCATACTATATCATCTCCAAGATTTTAGATTTGTCTTCAACAAGTTGTCCGTTGACGACTTTATAGAACTTTAAGTTTATAGGCATATCTGGAAATACTTTATCTAATTTTAATCTTTGCAGTTCTCCATCAATTTGTGCAATAATGGTTTGACCACCTTCGAAGATTACTTTATCTTTCAGAAAGGCAGTTAGGTGTTGATAAGCCTCGTTTAGTGCCCGCATTTCGTTGATTCCATCCATAATTTTTGCTTCATAGATGTCTAAGCGTTCGATAAGTTCAATAACACTGAGCTCATCTGTTAGCATAATCTCTGCTGCAGGCTTATTTTTAAATTGTCCTTTTTCTTTATATACTATTTTGTCCATCATATCACCTTTTGACCTTAATATTTGGTTTTTTTAAACTTTTCTTTTTACCATTGTAAGCCATGATGACCTCCTTATAGATATGTTAACCACTCCCTAATGTTGTTTTATAAATTGTTATACGAGGTGAACGTTCGTGTGCAACTGCTAGATAAATGTTTTCTGAGCTAAATGAAACATCTGTACCATCATCTGTTGGCAAACTTGCTGGATTATTAACTTTGGTAAATATGTCACCATTCCGTTTATAAATAGTGATACGGGGTGAATTATCGTGTGCAACCGCTAGATAATTGCCATCTGAAGTAAATGCAACGCCTTCTCCTTGGCCTGTTGGCAATATGTCTGGGTTTACTAGTTTAGTAAAAGTATCGCCGTTTCTTTTATAAATAGTAATGTACGGTGAAGTTTGATGCGAAATTGCTAAGTAAGTTCCGTCAGGACTGAACCCTGTGCCAGAAGCATAACCTGTTGGTAATGTTGCTGGGTTAACCAATTTCGTAAAAGTATCGCCATTTCGTTTATAAATAGTTATGAAGGGTGAATCAAAATGTCCTACAGCTAAATAAGTTCCATCTGAACTAAAATCAACACCGAATGCAATATCTGGTGGCATAATGTTTGGATTAGGAACTTCATTAAAATCGTCTCCATCTCTTTTGTAAATGCTGAGATAAGATGAGCTTGGGGAACCAGAGTGTGCAACAGCTAGGTAAGTATCATCTGGACTAAATGTAATGCCATAAGCTTCTGCTGGTATAGGAACATTTAATGTATTAAGAGTTTGAGTTTTTTCTAATCTAGTAAACGTATCTCCATTTCGTTTATAAATTGTTACAAACGCACCCGCAAAATGTGCTACAGCTAAATAAGTTCCATCATGGCTAAAAGCAACATCATTTACAATACCTGGTGGCAATGCAGCTGGGTTAGGAAGTTTATTAAAAGTATCTCCATCCCGTTTGTATATAGTTAGGCCAGGAGACTGAAAATGACCAACTGCCATGTAAGTATCATCTGGACTAAATGCAACTGCATTTGCATCACCGGTTGGTAGTGTTGAAGGGTTTGAAAGTGTAGTAATATTTGTGTCCCACTGTAATACTGAAATACTTGTCCTAATATTTAAAGAAGCTGTATTACTTTCGAGTTTTCTACTTTCTATATCTGTAACTTGAGCAAATGCTTGTATTGTATATTCTGTATCTTCTTCAAGACTAAAAAAAGTTATATTATCAGAGGTTGTATTGCCATCTAATGTAATATTTGTTGTTAGAGGTTCAGATAAACCATAAAATAGTTCAACTTCTTGACTATCGTTGTTTGTAAAAGTAACTGTAAAGCTTTCATAATCCTTAGAAACAAAGTTTATAGTGGGCATGGCGGTAAATTGTGGGGGAAGCACAATGGTATTCCACCGTGCTCCATCCCACGCATAGCCTTTGTTATTTACTATAAATTCGTCATTTACGGAAGGGTTATTAGGAAAGTCTATACTTTCAGATAGTTCAACATGAGGATAAATTCGTACAATTCTCCACTTTTCGCCATCCCAAACAAATGTCTTGCCTGCTGCTTCAAATTCTTGGTCTACTTGTGGTGCATTAGGAAAATTTATTGCCATGCTGCATCACCTATTCCATTTCTTCTAATTCTTTTAATTGTCTTTCTTTTTCTGCTAAAAATTCTGCATGTTTTTCTTGGTTTAAAGTGAGCTTGCCATTTTGCAGTTCATAACATTGATTCATAATATCTGCTGGAAGTTTATCTGCTTGGTACAAAACATAATCTTTTAAGTTAGGATTATATTCTACAGCATCAGTTACAAAACCTTGTTTTACTTGCAAGTAGTACTTGCCTTTTTCAATTATCATAATTAATTACTCCTAAAAAGTGACATCATAGTTTTTTCATCGCCAGCTACACCTGACTCAAGCGCATAGCCAGCATGTTTAATATCTTGTGGTAAAGTTAAAGAATTATTTGCTTTTTGTATTGCTAACGACTCAGGCTGACCTTCGGTTACTGTTGTTTTATAAATAGTAATATGAGGTGAAGTAACATGAGCAACACCTAAATAAGCATCTAATCCAAAAGAAACACCATTCCCAGCACCAGCAGGTAAAGTTCCAGGGTTATTTACTTTTATAAAAGTATCTCCGCTGCGCTTATAAATAGTGACAAACGGCGAAGTATTATGTGCAACTGCTAAATAATTGTCGTCGTTTGTAAATACAGCATTTTTTGAATCTCCGGGTGGTAAAGTTGACGGATTAGTAACTGCAGTAAAAGTATCACCTGAGCGTTTATAAATATAAAGAAACGGAGATACTGCAATTGCTAGCGCTAAATATGTAGCATCACTACTAAAAGCAACGCCTCTAGCTAAATTTGTTGGCACAGTTGTTGGTGTTGTTAACTTTGTAAAAGTATCACCTGAACGCTTATAAATAGTTATGTAAGGAGCACCATTGTGAGCAGTAGCTAAGTAAACACCATCATTGCTAAATGCTACACCTTCAACTCTTTCTGATGGTAAAGACGATGGGTTTGCCAATTTTGTAAAAGTATCACCGCTGCGTTTATATATACTAACAAAAGGAGAACCAAAATGCCCTATTGCCATATAATCGCTATTTGGGCTAAATGATGCTTCATAGGCAGTATTTGGTGGTAATGTAGCAGGATTAGCTAACTTAGTAAATGTGTCGCCTGAACGCTTATAAATAGTAAAGAATGGAGAAGTAAAACCATTTGCAACAGTTAAATAAATACCATCAGGGCTAAATGCAACGCCTAAACCTGTATTAGGTGGAGTAATACTAGGGTCAGGTAACTTGCTAAAAGTATCACCATCGCGTTTATAAATTGTTATATGCGGAGGAGAAGTATGCGCAACTGCCATATAAATGCCATCTGGACTAAATGCAACATCATTACCTGCGTTTGGAGGTAACGTAGATGGATTATCTAGCTTATTAATTGTTGTATCCCATTGAGATTCTCCTAGTACTTCAGGAACCAAGGTAGCAAACACAGTGTCAAATTCAGCTATAGTTTCAGAAAATTGACCTGTTACAACTTGCTCACCTGTAATTTCTAAAGCACCACCACCACTTTCAATTAAACTGATTTCAGTAGCATAGTCATTTTCAAAGGTTTTACCTGTCAAATCTCTACCTTTATTTTCAATTGCAGTTTTAATATCTTGTTTTGTTGTATTTAATCTTGTCAGTTTATCTGATATGCTCATATATTACACTCCTAAAATTGCGGCTAATGCTGAGTCAATATCGCCAACAGCTTGGTCTAAAGCATCAATACTTGCTGTCACTGATTCTGCAGTAGTAACCACATTTTCTTCAGTATATGTTCTATTGCCAATGT